TCTTGTAAATCGTATTAGTAAACTTCTTGGTGACGAGGAGGCTAAGAAGTTGTCTCCTTGGAATAGGCTGAGCAAACGCGAAGCATTTATCATGAATCGTGAACACACTGTTTATGACATTGATGGCATCGCAACGCTAGACTATCTAGAACTCTATCGCAAGTTCACTTATTCACAGCAAGAGTCTTATCGTCTTGATAACATTGCTCACGTTGAATTGGGTTTGAAGAAACTCGACTTCAGCGAATACGAAACGCTACATCAACTTTACAAACAAGACTATCAAAAGTTCATTGAGTATAACATCAAGGACGTAGAACTTGTTGAGAAACTCGAAGACAAAATGAAACTCATCGAGTTGGCATTGACTCTTGCGTATGACAACAAGGTCAACTACGAAGATGTGTTTACTCAGGTGCGTATGTGGGACGCCATCGTCTACAATTATCTGCTAAAGAAAAAGATTGTCATTCCGCAGATGAAACGTGGCGATAAGCGAGGCGCATACGAAGGTGCTTATGTTAAAGATCCTATTCTTGGCATGCATCATTGGGTTGCTTCGTTTGACTTGAATAGTCTGTATCCGCACTTGATCATGCAGTATAATATCTCGATGGAGACTCTTGTTGAGCCAGCGAAATATACTGACAACATGAGTCAGTTTATTGGCAATCGCAAGATCGAAGTTGATACGCTGCTAAATCAACGCATTGATACATCACCACTAAAAGACTTTGGTGTCACACTGACTCCGAATGGTCAGATGTTTAGTGTGAAGCAGCAGGGTGTTATGCCTGAGATTATGGATACGATGTACAAAGATCGTACACGCTATAAGAAGTTGGCGCTCGAAGCAAAGAAAAAGATTGAAACTGTTCTTGAAGATAAGAATCAGGTTGAGTATCTCGAGAAACAAGTTGCTCGATACAATAATCTCCAGTTGGCTAAAAAGGTTACACTGAATTCTGCTTACGGTGCGCTGGGTAATCAATACTTCCGCTTCTTCGATATTCGTATCGCCGAAGGTATTACTACAGCAGGTCAGTTATCTATTCGTTGGATTGAGCAAAAGATTAACAAATATATGAATCTTTTGTTGAAGACTGGTAACGAAGATTATGTTATTGCGTCAGATACAGATTCAATCTATCTAAATCTTGGTCCACTGGTTGAGAAACTATATCCTGACACCAAGGACGCGAAGAAAGTTATTAAGTTTATGGATAAGGTGTGTAACGAGAAGATTCAACCATTTATTGATGAATCCTATCAAGAACTTGCTGACTATGTGAATGCGTATCAACAACGCATGGAGATGAAGCGCGAGTCGCTGGCTAACAAAGCAATTTGGGTCGCAAAAAAGAACTACATCTTAAATGTATATGATAGCGAAGGTGTTGCATACGCAAAACCAAAACTAAAGATGATGGGTATCTCAGCGATTCGATCTTCAACTCCTTCCGCTTGTCGCGTAAAAATTAAAGAAGCAATTGACATCATTATGACGAAGAAGGAAACTGACCTTCACAAGTTCATTGATGATTTTCGCAAAGAGTTTAGAAAATTGCCTGTTGAGGATATTGCGTTTCCTCGCAGCGTGAATGGTCTAAAAGAATATTCAGATGAAAGCAATATCTTCAAAAAAGGCACACCGATTCATGTTAAGGGTGCGCTAGTTTACAATCATTTCTTGCGAGAAATGAAATTGACCAAGCGTTATCAGTTGATTCAGGAAGGCGAGAAGATTAAGTTTGTATATTTGAAGCAGCCAAATATATTTAACAACAACACTCTTGCATTTTTGTCTGGCATTCCAAAGCAACTTGAGGCTGACCAGTATATCGACCATGACTTGCAGTTTGAGAAATCATTTCTTGAACCTCTGGATATTATTCTGTCTACAATCAATTGGAAAACTGAGGCAGTAAATTCGCTGGAAGATTTCTTTGCATAGTTGCTTTTTGTTTTCGTTTACACTATAATATATGAATCTTAACAAAGGATACTACCATGAGCCTACTAGATAAACTCAAGAAAAATTCAACAATTAAGGATACCGCAATTCTTTCTCGTTCAATCTTCTTTGAAGAGAAGGATATGATTCAAACGATGATTCCTGCGGTCAACGTTGCCCTCTCAGGTTCTCTTGACGGTGGCTTCACTCCTGGTCTCACGATGTGGGCTGGTCCGAGTAAGCATTTCAAGACTGCCTTCAGTTTAATCATGGCAAAAGCATATCAGGACAAGTACCCTGATGCTGTAATTCTTTTCTACGATTCCGAGTTTGGTACTCCGCAATCTTATTTTGAGAATTTTGGTATTGATAAGGAACGTGTTGTTCACACTCCTATCACTGATGTTGAACAGTTAAAGTTCGACATCATGAATCAGTTGACTAACATTGAGCGTGGCGATCGCGTGATGATTCTCATTGACTCAATCGGCAACCTTGCTTCGAAGAAAGAAGTTGAAGATGCTATTGAGCAGAAGTCTGCCGCTGACATGACTCGTGCGAAGCAAATCAAATCCCTGTTCCGTATGGTGACACCTCACCTTACGCTGAAGGATATCCCGATGGTTGTGGTGAATCACACATATATGGAAATCGGAATGTTTCCAAAAGCCATCGTCGGCGGCGGAACAGGTTCCTATTACTCAGCAGATAACATTTATATCCTCGGTCGTCAACAAGAAAAAGATGGCGCTGACCTGGTAGGATATAACTATATCATCAATGTGGAGAAGTCACGTTATGTTAGAGAAAAGGCACGTATCCCTGTCACAGTTCGCTTCGATGGTGGTGTTTCTCGTTACAGTGGTCTTCTTGACATGGCACTTGAGTCAGGTCATGTAATCAAACCGAGCAATGGTTGGTATTCACGTGTAAATACTGACACTGGTGAAGTTGAAGCCAAGAAGTGGCGTCTTGCCGACACAGACTCCGCTGAGTTCTGGAGTTCAATTCTCGAACAAACATCCTTCAAGGATTGGGTGCGAGAGAACTATTCATTTGGCGCTATCTCAACAGAGGCTGAGGAAGATGTTTGAGGATTTAATTGCCAAACTTGAATTCTGGTACGTCAAGAAACGATTTAAGATTGATAAACAATACACATTTTTCTTAGATCTAAACGGTCCACCTGGGAGTTTTGCTGTAAAGTTCTTGGGCAAATACGAAGGTGTTATTGTTGAGTTTAATCATATTAAAGTTGGCGATGATGGTTTGATGACGTTTGATTATGATGTTATCTCGAATGTAAACAATGCAAATACCAAGAGCAAATCGTTTCAGCGATTTACTTCTAACGTGATGCGTAGTATACTTCTAGGTGCAATCGAAAATACGGTGAATAAAGGCAATGAAAACGGAAACACTGATCTTATCGAATCTGATGCGGAACGAGTCTTTCATGAGGAAAGCCTTGCCGTTTCTGAAGAAAGAGTACCTAACCGAAAGCCACGAAAGAAAGGTATTCGAGGAAATAAAGGAGTTCATTCTAAAGTACAACAGTCTGCCTCCGACAGCAGCACTGGAGATCAGCCTTAAAGAATCTACGAAACTCACAGAGGGTGAGTTAAATAAGTCACTCGAACTTCTAAAGGAAATTTCGAATGACAAAGCAGAACAACAACTTGGCTGGTTACTTGATACAACGGAAAAGTTCTGCCAAGAAAAAGCGATTTACAATGCTATCATGGATTCCATTCAGATCCTCGATGGCAAAGATCAAAATCGTGGCAAAGGAAGCATTCCTACTCTCCTTTCTGATGCTCTGGGCGTTAGTTTCGATCCTCATATTGGTCACGACTTTTTGGATGCTTACGCTGATCGGTACGATTTCTATCATCGCATCGAAAAAAGAATCCCATTTGATCTTGAATACTTCAACAAGATCACTAAAGGCGGACTTCCGCAGAAGACCCTTAACATTGCTCTTGCAGGTACTGGCGTCGGCAAGTCTCTTTTTATGTGCCATGTGGCTGCTAGTTGCTTGGTTCAAAACTACAATGTTCTTTACATAACTCTTGAAATGGCTGAAGAGAAGATCGCCGAACGTATTGATGCGAATCTTCTTAACGTAACTCTTGAAGACCTTATGAACATGCCGAAAGACATGTATGAGCGTCGTATGGGTAAACTAAAAGAAAAGATTAAGGGCAAGTTGATCATTAAAGAATATCCTACTGCGTCAGCAAATCCTGCGCATTTCCGTGCATTAATCAATGACCTTGCGCTGAAGAAGAACTTCCGTCCAGATATTATCTTTGTGGATTATCTAAATATTTGTGCCTCTGCTCGCATTAAGGCTGGCGCAAATGTTAATTCCTACACCTACATCAAAGCCATCGCAGAAGAACTTCGTGGGCTTGCCG